CCTCTGCTTGTTGCTAAGATACTTAAGTCCGAACCTTGCGCCTACAGGGTAGTCGAAGTACCACATGCCGTTGTAGTTGAAGCCCTCTCTTCCACTGAAAGGTCCATCACCAGGGTACATTGTCTTCTGTTGGTTTGTAATCCTGTCGTTGTCCAGTATAGAGGTTCCCTCTAGAACATCTCCGTCCTGATCAAATAGTACCCTACAGTTGTTGTCCTGAAGGTAACTGTTGCTGTAGTTTGTCTGAATGTTCTCTGTCAGTGGACGAAGAACACCGTCTTTATATAGTGATATCCTTACGTAGTTCACGTAGTTATCTGGTAAGACAAACTTAAGGTCATCACATATGCTTATCTCAAGGACCTTTATCTCCTTAAGTGCGTCATAGTTAACCTCTTGTATCCCTCTCTTTGCGTGGAACAGTACATTATACCTAGACACGTTGTTGATTAACTTGTCGTTTCCAACATACATCAGCATGAAGTTGTTCACAATATCATCCAACGATGTGTACTGATAGGATCCCCAGTTCTCTCCCTCTGGATTTTGACCAGAGTTCTCATAGTACTGATAGCCAGTTAAGTATGCCATTATTATCCTTGTATTTGTTTATTATTAGTCTGCTCAACATTACCAAACTGGTACACGTCAGCCTCTCTTATAGACAGACCAGCGTACTTAAGTATCTTAGCAACAAGCAGAGGCTCGTCAGTAACAGGTAACTCAAAGTCTTGGTAGTCACTGTTTTGATTAAATACTGGAGACCCGTTCACCATTATGTATGTCCACTTTGGATCCTTTGGAACTCTTATGTACTGAGACTTAACATTGGTTATAATAGTGTTTGGATACACTGTAACATAGTCTCCCTCCTGCGTGTATGCTGGATAAAGAGTAGATGGTGACGTTAGGTTTGAAGACAGCAAGTTTAGTATCTTGTCGTGAGATAACCTGTCTATCTCCTTTGAGCCATATCTTATTGTATTAACGTAGTAGTAGTCTAAAGGAAGTTCGAATACGTTTGAACCTAACCCAAGTGGGACAAGAGTAGACGTTGAAGAGAAGCTATCTATAACCTCCTCAACAAGTTTAACCATGTCCGCATATCCAGTCCCAGACTGTCTATTGTTCATCTTATTTATCCAGGTGTTGTACTGGTAAAAATAATCTTCAAATATATCTATCTGTGCCTGCTTAGCAAATAAATTAAAGTCATCTGGTGTTATGTACCCAAAGTTACTCTTGTTCACAGCAGACAGCACAGTACTTCTTACTGAGTCTATCATTATTAAAAACTTTTTACAAAGATAACAAAAAAAAACACCCCTTATTTTGGAGTGTTTAGTTTGAATTACTTTACGTGATTTTCTAATAACTTGAGGACCTCAATCCCTTCATCTGTCTGAAGGTATGACGCCAGTATATAATTTTTATCCTCCCCATATGGGACGGTTAGAACCTTCTTTTTATTCTGTGGTAAGTTAAAGTAAATGTCTCTATCCTTATTCTTCATAACGATTACATTATACTCAAAGAACTTAGCGCAGGTATTCTGTAGCTTCAACATAGGATCGTTAAGCATACTCAAGAAGTCTGTTGGATACGACTTAGCGTAAACAAACACGTCTCTCTTAAGCTCTGCTGTTGACATCTTCTCGATGTTTGCTCCTAATAAAACTCTAGCTACTGCCTCTAACATCTCTACGTTTAAGTCCCTAGCTGCTAATTGAGCGTCTAGTTCTGCATTAAAATATTCGATATCGCTTGCGGCATTCTTCTCATTGTTAACCTCCTCGAAGACATCTCCATATCCTGGATGTAGAGATAAGAAGTGTTGTAGTACTGGGTTTGTTTTAGGAACAACTAGTGCCCCATCAACAAAAACAATTGGCTCTAATATAGAGTTTCCGTCCTGTTCTTCCTCGAATGGTGATTTTTGATTTACGGCATATCTTAATGCCCTGTTTGATGTTCCATCGAAGTGAAGTAGAGGTGCTCTACGTGTGTTTCTTGATGACAACATGTAAGTAAGTGGAGTTGAGTCTCCTTTTAGAATGTAGATCTTATCTACTGGTACTGCTTGATTTTTCATTTAATGTGATTTAATTTATTAAAATAAGAGAACACGGCGATGATCGCCGTGTCCCCTATTAAGGTATTCTAGTTTGTGAACAAGAAGAAGTTATTTGCTCCTAATGTACATAAAGCTCTTTCAGATAAGAAGTGAACCTCCATTGCATCTAAGCTAGAGTTTTGTGCTCCACCTGCAGAACCTGTGATCCAAGTCTTGTAACGTCTGTCTTCTGTTTCAGAAGCTCTGTAACGTACGTGTAAGAATGGACGTTTAGCGTTTTTACCAAGAACTTGATCGTATACTGTAGTAGATCCAGCTGGAACTAATACACCATTGATAGCTCCACCAACGATACCACCTCTTAATGAAGCGTCGTTCAAGTACTTCCAGTCAGTTTTGTAGAAGTCATAACCTCTACGGAAACCTGTGAATCCTAAGTTCAATGCCATCTCTTTGTCGTTATCAAACAAACCATAAGATGTACCACCTGCTCCGTAAGAGTTTTGTTGAGCTAACATATCGTCAATGTCGAAAGAGAACTGACGGTTGATGAACAATACATTCTCCTCGATAGCACCTTGCTTGTCAAGTCTCTTGATGATCTCATCAAAGTCAGACAAAGCGGTTGGGTTACCACCACTGAATACGTTACCTCTGTTTCCGATAACATAGAACATACCCTCAGACCCTTTATTTCCTACAGATGCAGTAGCAATAGCTCCAGAACCTGTTTCAGCAGGAACTGCCTCTATCATAGACATCTCTAAGTAGTCTTCAAAACGCAAACGAGTTTCGTGCTCTGATTTAATATACCACAAGAAACCTGTAGCTCCATTCTCAGTTGTAACCTCAACCCATCCAATCTGAGCCATATCAGATCCAGTAACAGCGTACTTCTCTTTGATGATGATTGGATTGTTAGAGAAGATAGAGTCAGAAGCCTCAACAGACTCTTCAACTCCATAACTTCCTTTTCTGAACTCAGAACCATATACAAAACAACTCAAAGTATCTGTAGCTGCAAATGTTTGTCCTGCAGCTGCGTAGTAAGCAACATCGAATGTGTTTGCATTAGCAGCAACGGCTGTGATGATACCCTTGTTAGATTTTGTAGATAAAGAAGCATTATCAGAGATCAATACTGTTTGACCAACTTTAAAAGCAATTCTAGCAGTACCAGAAAGGTTAGAAGATGGGATCAATGTGTCGTTTACTGTGATAGTTGCAGTATCAGCTCCAGCTGCTGCACTAGATTCGCAATCAACATACTTAGTGTGTAGACGACCTTGTTCAGCCCATTTGATAAGGTCTGATGTAGAAGGCATCTCAGCTCCAACAGCTCTTAAGAAAGATGCTACTGAGCGATTACCATAACGCTCGAATTCTTTTTCGTACGTGTCTGGAAGGTACTGATTCAAAAAGTTGAAGTCAGTGATGTAATTTGTTGCAAGAGTTTGTCTCGTTGCACTTGGTTGTAATGCGTACCCTGGGGTACTAGCTACTTCTGCTGCCATGATTTTGTGTTTTAATTGTTTCTATTACTTTTTATTTTTAGTCCTCTTCCACTTCCACTATCGCTAGCTACAACTTTAAATCCTGATTGGCTGATTGACTGTGGTACATTTCTAGTATCCATATCAATATTCTTAATTTTTTTTGCATTATCTAATAACGCTTCAGCCTTGCCTTGTTCGTAAAAGAACGTGGCCATCTTCTCTGGATTCATAGCAGCTGCTAATGAACGGTGGTAACCAACAGGATCAGATATCATTCCATTTGCATCTATATACTTAGATATAAAGTTTGAAACATCTGATTGAATTTTCTTAGTCTCTTTAACATCTCCAGGTGAAAACTTAACTGTCTTATCTCCTATAACGAAATCAAAACCTTTGAAATCGTCAGAGAAAAGTTCCTCCGTCTTCTTTTGAAAATACTCAGATTTTCTGTAATTTTCCTCTTGTTGACTCTGTGAGTCTTGAACATATTTCTTGTAAGCGTTGTAAGTCTCCTTCTCATCTTCAGAGACAAGACCTCCAGCTGACTCAACTGGTATCCTATAAGCCTCCTTTGAATCGTCAAAGTACTTCTTAGCCTTAGCAAGCTCTTTCTTCTTGGCGAGTTCTTTCTTCTTGATATCCTTTGGATCATCTAAATCCTCGTCGTACGAGAACTTTTCCTCAATCATATAAGCGATATCCTCAGCGTCTAGATCTTCATCTGTCTGTGAGTAGTACTCTGCCAACAATGAGTCTGAATCCATTGAGCTGTAGTCCCTGTTTAACTTAACAAAGTCTTCAATTCCACGTCCAGTCTCTTTCTTATATTTGAAGTATGCAGAAACGTCACCTGGTAACTCCTCTGCCTCTTCTCTCTTTTGAAATAACTC